GGCCCCGGTCCACACCCCACGCCCGAGCAGTCCCAGAAGCTGGCTGACAGCTTCAAGCGGCAGTTCGAGGCCAGCGCCAAGAAGCGAAGGAGTTCTGACCGATGAACCCGAACTGCATCCGTCCGCCGCACTTCCCGCCGCACTGCGGTTGTCCTGCTGGCTTCACGCTGAGTTGCACTCCAGTGCTCGAACCCCGACCGGTTCCGAAGGACGAAGACCAGGAGCGTTGAGGCGAGTAACCGTAACGAGGGCCCCTTCGGGGGCCCTCTCCCTTCAGATCGAGGAGCACCATGAAGTTCGAGAAGACCGAGCCCGAGTTCAGTCCGATCGTCATCACGCTGGAAACCGAGATGGAAGCCCAGGCTCTCCGGGCAGTCTTGGCGAACGTCATCGGCCACAAGGTTGACGGGGACTTCCTGTTCAAGCTGTACGAGAAGCTGGACAATCAGTTCCCTCACAGTGAACGCATGTTCAAGGTCGAGGGAACCGCCCACCTGAGGAAGATCTGATGAGCAAGAAGTATGAGGCGTACCAGAAGGCAGTTCAGGCTGAAGGTATGGCCAAGAACCATCACTCCGATGTGCAGGGCGGCAGCTCCAAGGGCATGATCCAGGAGGCTGAGACCAATCTGCATCAGGCCATGAACAACACCAACGACACGTGGAACCAGTACGTCGAAGATCCGGAGGGCTGAAGTGAAGTTCGAAATAGATCCCCAGTTCCGTCCAGTTACCATCACGCTGGAGACGCAGGAAGAGGTGGACTTCTTCCGTGCCTTGTTCAGCGGGGTTCCGGGAGGCCATTCTGGCGATCTGGCCTTCAAGCTGTACCAAGCATTGGGAGAGGTTTCCCAGGCAGAGTACGTAGACTACTGGACCGGACGCCTGATCGTCAGGAAGGACTGACCATGTGCCCGAACTCCAGTAACGGTCAGCACAGTTTCGTGCTGAAGCCGTACGTCAGGCCTGGCGATACGGTCATCGTCCGAGTGTGTCAGCTTTGCGGCATGGAGGGCTGAGGTGGGCGGCCTTGCGCTGATCCTGCTGGTGGCTGGCATCCTGCTGTGTGCCGGGATGTTCGACAAGAAGTAACGCAAAAAAGAGGGGCCCCAAAAAAGGGGCCCCTCGGTCGTTCACTTAGACAGGAAACCCTTCAAGGCTTCCTTGGCTACCGTCGCTGATGCGGCAGCACCAGCAATCGCGGCGTCATGCCAGGTGCTCAGCTCACTGAAGCTGAACACCGACAGGAATGCGAAGGCGAACGTAGCACCCGTTCGCTCGGCAAGATCTAGTGCTCGGTCACTCATCTGATTCTCCATTTCCGTAGCGGTCTCGAAGGGCTTGGATCCCTTCGGCGGTCTTCTCGTCGATGCGACCGGTAGCGGGGAGAAGAAGGGCGTATTGCAATCCCTTGATGTGGTTGACCGTGACGTCGTCCATCTCCCCGCTCTCAGGACACGACAGTGTCCGTTGAATGTCGCGTATAACCTCAGCGCCATACACCTGATGCGGAGACTGGGGCTGATACTTGTACCAGGACGGGGCGCTCATCAGGCGCCCACCTTCTCCGCGATACGGTCCACGACTTCCTTCACTTCTTCCACTGGAGCCTTCTGGGTGACCAGTCCTTCGAGGACTGCCACCCGGCTGTTCAGGTCGAGGATCTCAAGATCCCGGTGGTGCTTATCTTCCTTCAGGAGGTCGACTTGCGTTTGCAGCATGTCGACCGTATCTGAAGCCACCTGAGTAGCGACAGAGCGGCCGGTCAACCGGCCGCCTACGTAACCCCCAAGGCCTGTGCTGATACTCAAGATTGCCGTTGATAGTACCGTTCCATCGATCATGGAATCCCCACCCCTTGTCGATTGCTTACGTTGACTCACGACGACGTGATCTCGTCACGTCGACTCTGCTACCGTTCTCAGCACCACGGTCAGGTGTCCGCCGAGAGTGCCGCCGCCAGGCCCCGGAGGGGCTGCCTGCGTGAACTTCCAGTCGTCGATCACCACCTGAGTAGAGATGTTGTCGTACAGCTCTTGGAAGGTGATCACGTCTCCAGCCCTGGCGAGAGCCTTGAAGTCGTCAAAGCGCTGCCTGGCGTAGCCGTCGTCACCCAGGCGTTGCCCTCCCTTGTCCATTTCCTCATCGAACAGGAGGAACGTGTGGTTGATCATCCTCTGCCTGATGGAGCCGGGCAGCGCTTTGATCTGCCATCCGTTAAGGATGGCCCCAGTCGCGGTATCCGCTCCTCGGTTGAGCGTGAACTTCAAGGAGATGTAACTCTGTGGCCCCTGTGGCTGGGCTATCGCGGCATCCCCGGTATTCGGAGCGAACGTCGGGGTGTACGTGATCGTCTGAGCCACAGCTCCAGCCTGATTCAGTACATCGATCTGTAGATTCCCTGCCAGCGGGGAAGGAGATCTGATGCTGAAGAACTTGTACAGCTTCGGCTCTTCAGTGTTGAACCTGACCCGCCCGGTCTGGAGGTAGCCTGAGGGATACAGAACCGTCGGACTCTGAATCCAGACGGCTGTAGCGCTGATCGTGAAGACCGGGCGCCCCGAGGCGCCCAGGATGCTCACTCCTGCTACCGCATTGGTCTGCGCTGTAGCGTAGACGTCACGGGCGTAGGCGTACCGTACAGCTCTTGTCGTCTGCTCCTGCACCTGAGTACCCATGTCGACCCTGAAGAGCCCCGAGGCGCCATCGTGGGCGTTCGTGGACCCTACGTACATGAAGCGGTCGAAGCCTACAATGCCAGCACACCCACTAGTGGGCTGGAACAAGAGCGGCCCATACTGAATGTCTCCGTTGCCATCGATCTCTCCGACGCGGAAGCCTTTGTTCGTGGCGATACCCACGAACGAACCGACGTACCCATAGATGGTCCTGATGGTCTCGCCTGTCGGCATGACCGCCGTGACCGTAGTGACCCACGGATTTCCCGGAGTGTTCAGGTCGGGCACCATCTTGTAGATGGCGGACTTGGTCCCATCTCCCCCCGCCACATAGATCGCCGTAGGCCCTTCGGTGATCGAGTTCCATGACCAGCCGGGATTGGTGTGAGTGAACTTGGCTGGATTGGGGGCGACCGCAGCTCCAGTATTGATCGCTTCTCCGTAGACGGCGTTGTTCCAGGACCACACAACGCGGTCCTTGACGAACTCGATGGTTCCACGGTTGGGCGTACCAACTGCGGTGTACATCTTGGTGGCCACACCAGTATCGATGCCCGACCAAATGCCATCGGTAGCGTTGATCAGACTTCGATCGCCGGTGTTGGCCAGGTCCAGGGTGGTTCCCACCGTAGGATTGCTGGCCGCCGTGCGGCCAGAATCCGTGATCTTCCAGAGAAGGTTGCCATCGGTGTAGAACGCGGAGTCGACAGCACTACCGTCGATGTATCCTCGCACCTTGGCCAGCGTGGACGACAGGGTGAACTTCTGGACCGGAGTCTTGAGGAGACTCACCTGACCAGAGGTCCACGTATCCAGACCGAGAGACTCGGCAAACCTGTAGTTGAACTGGTTGTCGTTGTCTGGGTCCTGGTAGAGAAGGCCAGCACCATATCCGAAGTTCGACTGAGACCGGAGCCACCATCCGTACAGCGACTGCTCGCCAGGTTCGGCGAAGCTGTCGAACTGTTGCTTCCTGATCTCGGCCATGCCTTCGGTATAAGGCCAGTCATCCCGGGTGGCAGACAGGAACGGAATACCACCAAGCGCGTAGTCGAACTGGTAGTCCGTGAGGCTGTAGCTTCCACCGGCTCCGACCGTGCCGAAGCTGGAGATCTCGAACGGGATGGGCCTGACAATGTCGGTCATCACCATGGCATACCTCCATCACGGCGCAGTAGCGATGTATCCACCGATGAGCCCAGTTGTTGTCTTGTTGGTTCCATCGCCCGACACGAACCTCATGGTGAAGCCTGTGGTTGTGATGTTCAACGCTTCCACAAACACCTGAGAAGAACCGGCAGGACCGTTCTGCCTTCCGCACACCACCACGGGGGCGGCAGCGAATGCGGTAGGGAAGGTTACCGACACGTCCAGAAGGCCGACAGCGGACAGGTTGACAGTCTGAGTTCCGGTCTGCACCGGCTTGTACGGGACGTTGGTCGTGGCGTCAACGATCGCTCCGGTGGCGCTCACGCCGCCGTTCGCGAACACCGTGGCACCCACGCTGAGACTGTTGTCGGTGCGGAGCGTGCCAGCAACCAGGCGATACAAGCCCACGTCGGCGACGGCGGTACCGTCGCCCCACAAATGCTTACCGTCCATCTGCACGAACCAGCGTGCACGAGCGTCGCCCGTGACCCTCGACTCGATGATGCTGTCCGTGGCTAGAGCGCGTACTCCACGGATCAAGTTCTGCATGGAGATCTCAGACAGGAACGTAGTCGTTCCCGTCTGGAAGGTGACTCCGCCGGTAAAGGTAGGGGCACCGGTAACGGTGCCCGTAAGGGTGGCCGCGTTGACCGTAGGATTGGTCAGGGTTTTGTTCGTCAAGGTCTGCGAGTCGCTGGTGCCGACCACCGAGCCGGTGACTCCGTGCACACCAGACATTGCAGCCTCATGCGTCCTGCTGTCCGTGAAATCGCGGGCAGAGGAGACATGCCTGACGACCGCGCCATTGTTGTGCGAAGTAGCTGTTGTGCCGTCAATCGCACGAGTAACAACGTACGGATTGGAACCTGAGGTTACCTGCACCAGCTCCATGTTGGCGGCATTGTAGTCCAGGGCCAGAGTAAACGGCAGCGAGCCGGGGAAGCCGGTGTTCGCTGCCAGGGTGATCGTGGTAGCCACGTTGGTAATGCTGCCGACAAGCTGGGTTTCCAGCGCAGTCGAGGAGTAGAAACGGGAGTTAGCCATGGTTCCTCCGGTCAGCCCGTATACGTCTGAAATGTGTCAAAGAGCCTTTGCAGTCGTGTACGCTCTTCTGCGAGCCTCTGCTGATACAGAGCCATGTAGTACTGGGAGGCCTTGCTTCCGGCCCCCGTAGGTACCAGTGGGGCCCTCTCGGTGGCCTCTATGGCTGTCTGCTGGAGTCGTGCCGACTCGTACGCGGGGAGAAGGCGCCAGCAGGCGCCGTACGTGATCAGGTCTATGTACCGCTCGGGGTAACCTGTGGTGGTGTCGAACAGGTCCGTGCCGAGCACCAGGATGTTCGGCTTCTTGATGTAGTTGATCCGGATGTTCCTGCCGGGAACAACAAAGTCCCTCATGATCTGAATGGTCTTGCCGGTAGGCGCTGGAGTCGGCTTCACTT